AATTAATTATACAAGACTTTGACACGATCTCGCAATTAACAACATTTGTTTCGGCTCATAACAGTTTTAGAGCAGAAGAAGGTTCGAATGATGATATTGTTATGACACTGGTTATGTTTGCATGGATGACCACTCAGCAATATTTCAAAGAAATTGTAAATCATGATCTGAGAAAGCAAATGCAATTGGAAATGATGAATCAAAAGGACGAAGAAATACCCTCCTTTGGTTTATATGATGACGGAAAACAAGAAAAATACATCGTTGAAGGTGGTGATGTATGGCTAGTAAAGGAAGAAGAATCACTATTTAGATTCTGACTCTAAAATCACCATTTCATAAATATACCATAGGTTAAATTGCCAAAGCAAGATCATATAACAAGGAGATAAAAATGGCATTTCAGATTTCTCCAGGCGTAAACGTTTCCGAGGTCGACCTAACTACAGTCGTACCTGCGGTTTCTACTACTGCTGGTGCTTTCGTTGGACCATTTCAATGGGGTCCAGTCAATAAAAGAACACTTGTTACAAGCGAATCTGCGCTTGTAAATACTTTCGGTAAGCCTGACGGAAACACAGCAACTTCTTTCTTTTCCGCAGCTAACTTTTTGGCATATGGAAACAATCTTCAAGTTGTTCGTGTGGCTAACACAGGTTCAAATAACGCCATCATTGCAGCCAATGTTTCTTTGCAAACTGCGAATTTGGATTCTCTGTTTTATCCAAATGCAAATAATGCTAATGCAGTAGCCAATCTACTTTCAAATCTTTATAGTTACATAACTACTTTAAACAATGAAGATGTTTACGATATAAATTATCAAACAGATTCATATTTGGCAACTTTTGCAGCAAGATATCCTGGTGTTTTAGGTAACAGCTTAAAAGTTGTAGTTTGGGATGCTAACGTTTCAACATCTCAAATTTATACTTCAAATACACAATTACCTTCTGATACTATTACTGGCGGAAATACACAAGCACTTCTTGCAAATACTAATACTGCTCCTCAAATATTTTCATCTTGGGCATATAAAAATTATTTCTCGGGTGCTCCGTCTACATCTTCGTACACTAGTGCAAGAAATGGAGCTAACGATCAGTTTCATATGGTTGTTCTTGATGAAGGTGGTATATTTACTGGGACTAAAGGTGCGATACTAGAAACTTTCCCCTTCTTATCAAAAGCAGTGGATTGTATTAATGATGATGGTTCTTCAGCATACTATAGAACAGTAATTAGAGATCAATCACGTTATATCTATGCTTTAGGTCCTATGGAAACTAGACCACAGGCTAACATTGCAAATGGTGTTACAGCGTTTTCTTCTAGCATCACCAACTGGGGCAATTCAGCCGCCGGCACAAGCTTTATTGGTGCCGCCATGGGCGCTGCCAATACTGGAGCAGCATTCTCATTCGCCGGCGGTAGATCACTAGCTGTTAACAACGGAACAAAACAATCGGGATATGATTTGTTTGATAATCCAGATGAAGTTGATATTTCATTAATTGTAACCGCTGATGCAAACACATCTGTACAACAAACTGCAATTGATTTAGCAGGTTCTAGAAAAGATTGTATAGCTTTTGTATCTCCAGAATATGTAAATGTTGTCAACACTGCAACGCCGGCAACCAGTATTGCCACTTGGGCAAGCACACTGTCAAGAGCATCAACTTATGCAGTCGCAGATTCGGGTTGGAAATATCAATTCGATAAGTACAATAATGTTTATCGTTGGATACCATTAAATGGTGACATTGCTGGTTTGTGTGCAAGAACGGATCAAACAAATGATCCTTGGTTCTCTCCTGCTGGTGTAAATCGTGGTGCAATTAAAAATGTCGTAAAACTGGCATGGAATCCAACACAAGCAGATCGTGATAATATTTACTCTATCGGTGTAAACCCTGTTGTATCCTTACCAGGGCAAGGCACCATTCTGTATGGCGATAAAACACTAACAACACAGCCCTCTGCTTTCAGTAGAATTAATGTTCGCCGCCTGTTTATTGTACTTGAAAAAGCAATTTCAACTGCTGCCAAATTCTCACTGTTTGAACTGAACGATGAATTTACTAGAGCGCAATTTGTAGCAATCGTTGAGCCATACTTACGTGACGTTAAAGGTCGCCGTGGTATTTACGATTATCGTGTTGTTTGCGATACAACTAATAATACTCCACAAGTAATTGACTCGAACCAGTTTGTTGGTGACATTTACATCAAGCCTGCTCGTTCTATCAACTATATTCAGTTGAACTTCATAGCAGTGCGTAGTGGTGTAAGCTTCAGTGAAATCGTCGGTTCTGTCTAATAAATAATAGGAAATAGGAGAAAACAATGGCTTTTAATGTAGCAGAGTTCAGAGCAAATCTTGTAGGAGATGGTGCTCGTCCAAATCTGTTCCAAGTCACAATGACTTTTCCAACATTTAGTACAGAGGCCGCATCTTCTGCACAAGCACTGACATTTTTATGTAAGAGCGCACAGTTGCCAGGTTCAACACTTGGCACTGTACCACTGTTCTACTTTGGGCGCGAATTGAAATTTGCTGGAAATAGAAATTTTGCTGACTGGACGATTACAATAATCAACGATGAAAACTTTAAAGTTCGTAAAGCTTTTGAATCTTGGATGAACGGTATTAATTCACATACAACTAATTTGAGAAACGGAGTTGCAGGAACACCAGCAGGTTATTCTGTCGATGCGAAAGTAAATCAGTATGATAAAGGTGGAAATATTATTAAAGCATATAACTTTGTAGGTGCATTCCCTGTTGACTTAGCACCAATTGATCTTGACTGGGGTTCGAATGATGCAATCGAAGAATTTTCGGTGACCCTAGCATATCAGTGGTGGGAATCGGATACTACTTCTTAATATAGAGGGGCTTATGCTCCTCATTATGTTTAATTTGAAAAGAAAGAGAAATCAATGGCTTTGAACTTGTTCGGCTTTCAAATCTCAAGACAAAAGACTGAAGTACAACAACAGTCTGAGAAAACTTTTGCCGTCCCATCTAATGAGGACGGTGCATTAACTATTTCTGCCGCAGCATATTATGGCACGTATGTTGATTTAGACGGTACAGCAAAAAACGAGGTCGAATTAATTTCTCGTTATCGAGAAATGGCAATGCAGCCAGAAATCGAATCGGCGATTGATGATATTGTCAACGAAGCAATTGTTCAAAACGACAATGGGCAATCGATTCGAATTATTATGGACGATCTAAAGCAACCAGACAGAATCAAAAAAGCCATCGAAGAAGAATTCAAAATTATATTAAGAGTATTGAATTATAATAACATGGCCACGGATATTTTCCGTAGATTCTATGTTGATGGTAGATTGTTCTATCACATCATTATAGACCAAGAAAATCCACAGTCTGGTATTAAAGCACTTAGATATATTGATCCAAGAAAAATACGAAAAGTTCGTGAAGTTAAAAAAGAAAAAGATAAATCAACAGCAGCGGATGTGGTAACAACTGTAAATGAATATTACATTTACAATGACAAAGTAGTTTCAGGCACTTCATCCAGTTATGGACCTGTAGGCGTTCGTATTGCAAAAGACTCTATCATCAATATCAATTCAGGATTGATGGATTCTCGTCGTGCAGTTGTGCTTTCATATCTTCATAAGGCAATCAAACCACTCAATCAGTTACGTATGATTGAAGATGCTACAGTAATTTACCGTATATCAAGAGCACCAGAACGTAGAATTTTCTATATCGATGTAGGCAATTTGCCTAAGTTAAAGGCTGAACAATACCTACGCGACATTATGGTCAAGTATAAAAATAAACTTGTCTATGATGCTCAGACAGGTGAGGTCCGTGATGATAGAAAATTCCTGTCAATGATGGAAGATTTCTGGTTACCTCGCCGAGAAGGCGGTAAAGGTACAGAAATTACAACATTACCTGGTGGGCAGAATCTAGGTGAACTAGAAGACGTTAAATACTTTGAAAAGAAATTGTACAAAGCATTAAATGTTCCAGTGTCACGTTTAGATCCAAATCAAACTGGGTTTTCACTTGGCAGAGTTGGTGAAATTACACGTGATGAAGTAAAGTTTTCAAAGTTTGTTGATCGCCAAAGACAAAAGTTTGCAGAAGTTTTCGATCAAGCACTGCGTGTGCAATGTGTACTAAAAGGTATTTGTACATCTGATGAGTTCGACGAATTTAAAGAGTACATATACTACGATTTCTTAAAAGACAATAATTTTGCCGAATTAAAAGAAGCAGAATTGGTAAGAGAACGTCTGTCACTTCTTGGTTCCGTAGACCCATATGTCGGGCGCTATTATTCGATGGAGTGGATACAAAGAAATGTATTGAGAATGACGGATGAAGATATCAAAGAAATGCGTGAACAAATTGATGATGAAAAAGAAGCAGGATTAATTTTAGATCCAATGCAAATAGCACAGCAGGGTCAAGCAGAATTAGCTGCTGATGCGGCCGATGCAAAAACTGGAAATGCTCCAACATCTCCTGCAATTTCAAATGCTTCACCAGTATCCGGAGATACAGCAGATAATAAACCAATAAAAGGTGATTTGAGTTTGAAAGAATCTCTCGCATTGCGTATGCTGAAAAGAGTGGTATAAATAATTTATATTTAATGGAGAAAAAATAATGCCAGATGAAAATATTCAAGCAGTGGTTGACAACGCTCTCGTCGATAACGCCACAGAAATGAGAGCTGCGTTTTATAATGCAATCAATGATAAAATTTTTGACGCTCTAGAACAACGTAAACAAGAGATGGCAAGAAACTTTATTTCTCAATATGATTCCGATAATGAAGAAGAATCAGAAGAACAAGAAGAAGATTCTGCTGAAGAAGGGCAAGAAGAACAAAATACGGAAGATTCAGAAGAAACGCAGCAATGAAAAGATTAAAAGACTTTCTTCAAACAAAGATTGACGAAGATGGTTCTCCTGATGTAGACGGAGATGGTTGGCTTTCACCATCAGAATTACATCAGCATTTAGATATTCAGAAAAGAGGAAAAGTCGATCTTGGTGATTATGCTGCGCATGTAATGTTTCATGCTCACCACCCAGAATACCTTGCACCATATGTCGCATCATTTAATGATGTGCAAAAAAGGCACGCTGAAGGTCAACACATGTGTGACCATGATCCGGTCTTCAAAAAATTAATAAACAAGGATTCTTTGGTTGCAACAAATTATCCTGTATATGAAGGAAGAGAAGCTGGGCATTCCGAGCAAGATCCTCCAGCGGTTTTAATTATGAGAAGAAAATCTATTCGTTTATTCCCGAATGGGCAAAAAGTTGCTTTGTATTACGTTGATAAAATTAACAAGTATGTCACTGTGCCATATGACGGTATTATGCAACTGTCTACCGAAGAAACGATATTAGATAAAATTAAAATTGTTGCAGAACAAAAACAAAAAATGGTTGTTGAACATTTAGATGGTTCAACATCCGAAATCACTCCAGAAATAGCAAACAATATAATGGCTGTTTATAAAAAAATCAATGAGACAAACAAAGAAAAAATGGCCGATATGCTAGAAGCGAGTGCAAAACATTTTCAAACTATAGTTAAGTTTTCCAAGGAATAAAAATGGCAAACAAATTCTCATATCAAGTTTTAAAAGACGATACGCAACACGCCGTTATTAAACTTACGGCAGATTTCGATGGATCAGGGCAAGAAGATAATGTTGCAAGAATTAAAGCTAATTCTTTATATGGTGCATTGGCAACAAACGGATTCCCTGTTGCAAACGTCTGGGGCGGTTCTGCTAACACTACTCTATCGTATTACGGTTTAACCGTAAATAGAATTTGGTATGACACATACGGCACTGGTGGTACAGTTCAACTATATTGGTCAAACACAGAATTTCAAACAGCAAACAGTGGTGTGCCACTTTTCTTCTTACATGGAAATGGAGAATATGATGGCGAGGGCAATTGGATTACAGTAAAAAATACTTCAGTTGGAGAAAACAATAACGGTGATATAGGAATTTATACTAAAGGTCAAATTGCAAATTCTAGCTATAGCATTGTTATTGAACTGAGAAAAGATAATACTTATTATCAGCGCGGGCAATTTAATGATCCTGCTGCATTTAACTATGGTGAATTTTCACTTAAACCATAATGTCAATAATTAAAGAAAGAATTGAGCGTTTATTTGAAAAGAAGTTGCTGGAATTAAATGAGGGCAACGTACAAAAATTTGGTAGAACAAAATTAGTAAAAGTGAGAGTACGAGGCGGTAAGGTACAAAGAAGAAGAAAGTTTTCTAGCGTTCCAGGTTATACAATTAGAGGTGGCAGACTTGTTAGAATGTCACCTCAAGAAAGACGAAGAAGAAAGATGGGTGCTAGAAAAGCTAAGATTAAACGTAAAGGCAAATTAAACACAATTCTTCGTAAAAGAAGAATGTCACTTAGAAGAAGGGCGTCTTTGGGGGTAAGATGAAATTAATAAAAGAAATCACAGAATCGGTACAATACCTTACAGAAGAAAAGGACGGAAAGAAGTCACTTTTTATTGAAGGTCCTTTCCTTGTAGCCGAGAGACAAAATAAAAATAAACGCCTCTACGAATACAATACTTTGAAAAAAGAAGTAGATCGTTATACCCAAGAATATATCAATAAGAATCGAGCTTTTGGTGAATTAGGGCATCCTGATTCACCAACTATTAATCTGGATCGCGTATCACATATGGTTACCGGTTTGAGAGAAGATGGTACGCAATGGGTTGGTAAAGCAAAGATTCTCGATACACCAATGGGTAACATTGCAAGAAATCTAATCGAAGGTGGAGCTATGCTAGGAGTTTCATCAAGAGGTATGGGTTCTCTTAAAATGGTCAACGGTGTCAATGTTGTACAACCCGATTTTTATCTAGCCACAGCGGCAGATATTGTGGCCGACCCTTCTGCACCAGGTGCATTTGTGCAGGGAATTATGGAAGGCAAAGAATGGATGTTAGTAGAGGGTAAATGGACTGAAGTTCATCTTCAAGAGGCAACGAAAGAAATTCGTAAGGCTTCGAGAAAACAAATTGAACAAGTAAGTTTACAAATATTCGAAAACTTCATTAAAAAATTATAATATTATAAATATTCCACATATAACCAAGGAGATTTCCAAATGGGTAAGAAGTTCAATTTATCTGAAGCTGCCGCTGAAATTCTAAACAAAAGTATCAGCACAGCTAAAAAAGATGCGCCAGGCCGTCTGCCAACCTCAGTCGTTTCTGGTCAAAAAGAAGTAGGTGACATTGGCACCGAAGTTACAAAAACTACAGATGGTGGTCCAGATGCAACTAAAGGTGTTCCAACAGCAACACCTCCAGGTGCAACACCTCCAGTTGGTGCTGAGCCAATGAAAAAACTAAAAGGTCAACCTGCTGAACAAGGTTCCGTTGAAAGCCCAGAAGGAAAATCAGGGCGTCAAATGATGGACAAAAACAAAGGTGCCACATTTCAATCGTATGGTGGGCAGCACGAAGAAGTTGATGCTGATGAAGAAGATATGATTGAAGAAGAAAAAGAAGAAGGACATGAAGATGAGAAAGAAGATAAGAAGCTCATGAAAAAAATGGTCAAAAAAGATAGCATGAAAGAAGATATTGATGCGCTTATGCAAGGTGAAGACTTGTCTGAAGAATTCGTTCAAAAAGCAACAACAATTTTTGAAGCAGCGGTTATGTCTCGCGTACAGGAAATTGTTGAAGAAATGGAAACAGAATATGAAGAACAATTCGATTCTGCTCTTACCGAACTCAGAGAAGATTTTGCAACAAAGATTGATGACTATCTGAACTATATGGTTCAAGAATGGATGGAAGAAAATCAACTTGCCATCGAATCTGGGCTTCGTTCAGAAATCGTAGAAGACTTTATCGTTGGTCTACGCAACCTGTTTGCTGAACACTACATTGACATTCCAGAGGAAAAAGTTGATGCAGTGGAAGAACTTGCTGGTAAAGTTGAAGAATTGGAAGAAGAACTTAACGAACAGATTCAGCGTTCTGTTGAGCTTTCCAAAACAATTAATGAATACAAAAAAATTCAGGCCGTGCAAGCAGTTTGCGAAGGCCTAACGCAGACTCAGGTAGAGAAACTTAAATCACTCGCAGAGAGTGTCGAGTTCACTTCTGAGGAAGATTTCACCGAAAAGCTTAATACGCTGAAAGAAGCATATGCTCCTTCAACAGTTAAAGCTGGTGAAAAGTCTGCCCTAGAAGAAGGCGTTGAAGTACCAGAAGACAAACCAACAAAGTTGTCATCTGACCCACTCGTAGACGCTGTAGCAAAAACAATCTCAAAATCGGTATTAAAATAAATAATACCATAATTAACACATAGGAGTATTTAAATGTACCTATCTGAAGAAATTCAATCAAAATGGAAACCAGTTCTTGAGCATCCAGAGCTGGAAGCAATTAAGGATCCATATCGTAAAGCCGTCACTGCAATGGTTCTTGAGAACCAGTCACAGGCAATGGCATCTGATCGCGCTCAAATGGGCATGCTTACAGAAACAACAAGCGTAGGACCAACAAACGTTACTGGTTCTGGCGTTCAGAACTTTGACCCTATTCTTATTAGCCTGGTTCGCCGTGCGCTTCCTAACCTGATCGCTTATGACGTTGCTGGCGTTCAGCCAATGACAGGTCCCACTGGTCTTATTTTTGCAATGCGCGCACGTTATGGTCAGAACATGACTTCTGGTTCAGAAGCCTTCTTCAATGAAGCTAATACACAGTTCTCTGGTATCGGTTCAGATACAAACCGTTTCGGTTTCGCCAACAACACAACTGGTGACACAATCACCAATCCAGTTGGTAACGGTTTTACAACTGCTAATACCTTCACAACTGGTATCGGTATGCCAACTGCTACTGCTGAATTCTTGGGTTCTGAAAGCAACACAGCATTTGGTCAAATGGCATTCTCAATTGAGAAAGTTACTGTTACTGCACAAAGCCGTGCGCTGAAAGCTGAATACTCACTAGAACTTGCACAAGACCTGAAAGCAATTCACGGGCTTGATGCTGAGACAGAACTTTCAAACATTCTGTCAACAGAAATTCTTGCTGAGATCAACCGTGAAGTTATCCGTACAATCTACACTGTTGCTAAGAACGGTGCTCAGTATGGTACGACAACCGCTGGTGTATTTGACCTTGACACAGATTCAAATGGTCGTTGGTCAGTTGAGCGTTTCAAAGGTCTGATTTTCCAGATCGAACGTGATGCTAACGTTATTGCTAAAGAAACTCGTCGTGGTAAAGGTAACGTTCTGATCGTTTCTTCAGACGTTGCTTCTGCAATGGCCATGGCTGGTGTTCTTCAGTACACACCTGCTCTGTCAGCCGATCTACAAGTTGATGACACTGGTAACACTTTTGCAGGTCTTCTGCATGGTCGTATCAAGGTTTACATCGATCCATACTTCGGTGGCTATACAAGCAATCAAGAGCTTGTTACAATCGGTTATAAGGGTTCTTCACCTTATGACGCTGGTCTGTTCTACTGCCCATACGTTCCTCTCCAGATGGTTCGTGCGGTTGATCAGTATACCTTCCAGCCAAAGATTGGTTTCAAGACTCGTTACGGCATGGTAGCAAACCCATTTGCTGGTGGTCCTAACGCTGATCTGGGTCAGTTGTACTCTAAGCGTAACACATACTACCGCATCTTCCGTGTTGCTAACCTGATGTAATAGTAGTATCGATAAAACCACCGTTAAGAGTGGTCTTTCAGAGGAGCCTTCGGGCTCCTCTTTTTTTATTCCTAAATAGTAGATAAGGAGGAAACTATGAGTGGGCTAATCACAAAACCTAAGAATACTAATCTATTACAACCTACCAAATATTCTGTTAGTTTTCCAGAAATTTCAGATACGATTTATTTTTGCCAAAAAGTAAATTTACCTGGTGTTCAAGTCAGTGAATTACCACATGTAACTCCTAATCTCGATCTTTTTGTAGCTGGTACCAAAATCACATATGGTTCTTTTGATATAGAATTTTTGGTAAATGAGGATTTGACCTCGTGGCTGTATATTCATAATTGGATAAAAGGTATTACGACAGACATGAACTATCGATCATTTCCAAAAGTTCAAGCCATATTAACCATTTATTCTAATCAAAACAATCCAAAATTCAGAATAAAATATAATGATATTTTTCCATTAAATTTGGGGGACATAGAATTCGATACCACTTTATCGGCTGAAGACCATCTAATATCTAGTGCATCTTTCCGTTTTAATTATTTTGACATTGAAAGACTTTAATGTTAAAATAAAGGTTTATAAATGGATTAGTCATGGAAAATCTTGAACAAATTATGAAGTTGTGGGAAGAAGACTCTATCATTGACTCGACTGAACCTGGTAAAGAACTTCTTAAAATACCAACTCTGCACAATAAGTATTTGAAAATATTAGTGAAACATAGAATCTCAAATAAAAAACTTAATTTTGATTATTCTAGGCAAAGAAAGATCAAAGAAGAATACTACAATGGTAGTCTGTCTCAAGAAGAACTAGAAGAATATGGCTGGGAACCTTTTCTTCTTAACATTAAAACGAAGCAAGGCATAGAACGATATATAGATTCAGACAAAGATTTAATTAGATTACTAGAAAAAAAGATGCATCATGAAGAATGCATTTCAGTATGCGAATCTATTCTTCAAGAATTGAAAAGTAGAACTTATCAACTAAGAGATTATATTTCATGGGAAAGATTTATAGGTGGAAACTAAAATAATAGTTAAAAAGAGTAACGAAGCCTACGTTAAAGTAGAGTGTGATCGTAGCACAGCACAAGAACTATCCGACTATTTCACGTTCTTTGTTCCAGGATTTCAATTTACACCAGCTTTTAGAAATAAAATTTGGGACGGTAAGATAAGGTTGTTCGATCAAAGAAGTAATGAACTATATCATGGGTTATATTCATTAATTGAAACATTTGCAAGTGAAAGAGATTATTCTGTAGAATACAGGGATCCACGCCCAGACCTCGTTGATGATTTTTCAGAATACTTAGCAGACAAATATATACAACAGTTAAACGCACATTCAAGAGGCCAAAAGTTAACTGTAGATTCTCATCAAAAAACTGCATTTATACATGCAATGAGAAAAAGAAGATGCTTACTACTTTCTCCGACAGCATCAGGTAAATCATTAATCATGTACATGATTGTACGACAATTATTAGACTATCACTGCAAAAAAGGTCTGATAATTGTACCAAGAACATCTTTGGTTGAACAACTTTATTCTGATTTTGCCGACTATTCTTCAGAGAACGAATGGGATGTATCAAACACAATACATAAAATTTACCAGGGCAAAGAAAAAACAACACAACTACCTTTGATAATAACAACTTGGCAATCAATCTATCAATTTCCTAAAGAATACTTTGAGCAATTTGA